ACTTAAGTTTCATTATCTTAGTTTCTACAGTAGGACTCACAGGTACGGGTAATATAGATCCTAGGTCAGACATGACTACCCTCCATAAATAGTTGCTTCAAAATCGTCAAAACTAGTTAAAACAAAATGTGTTACTTTAACGTCTAATATACTACCCATAGGTAGACTCAAAGGTCTTTCGAACACAAAGTCTATAGTCCTCTCTGGCCCACTACGCCTTGTTTCAATAATACTACTATTTAAGAATAACTGATACTTAGCATAACAAGTTCCAGAGCATCCAATTCTTGTAACCTTCATTGCAGTAGCTGCACTGTACGTAGTAATTGTAGACAGTGTACTAGCTGGTATTAATGTAATCATTCCACCAGCTAGAGCAGTTACAGAATTAGGTACAGTTGCTGGACTAGCAGCAACATTGACATAGAGATTCCTACTGGGATCAGTCTCAATACGACGGGTGAAGTCCGTACCACGCTGAGTAGCCAATAAAGATTCCTTAGTTTTATGAGGAGAGTGCGCGTGCTCATCTCCATCACTGACATCAATGGGGTATTTAGGAAAATCAAGTCCCATGTTAGTATCTAGGCATTAGGAATAATAAGAGCTCGAGATCCAATTCCACCAGAATCATTAGCACCTACGGTAACACGTACAAGTGTTCCATCAGCTCGTAGCAGTAGATCTGTTTCTCCTACATTAGAACCCAGGGAGAACGCGCCCATTACAAGAGGTGCTCCTTGGGCATAAAACACAATATTATCAAACACACTCTGAATAATTAGACCAAGACCTGGAAGATTGGGATCAGACGTTGTATGATAGCCCATTCCATCACCTGTATTGACAGTAAAACTATACGCTGGTGCAGTTTCTGAGCTAGCAGTAGCAATAAGTGGAAAAGATGCTCCACCTGAAGCAGCAACAGTGATTGCCTGACCTACTTGTGAAAGTGTGACGTTTGTCCCTGACACGAGTTGGACATCGCCAACTAAGTTAGGAGATGCGTCCGCGTGAATGGAATCAACATGTATCGGTGTGGCTGGAACTACTAATGGGATAACAAGAGCGTGTTTGTTATGGGCAGCTGCAACAGTCCCAAGTGCTCCACGGACACACCCAAGAAATGATGTATTTGTGGTATTTGTGTACTGAATCATTTCTGCATCAATTTGAATATGTCCCGATGCAGTAAAAATCTCTCGTCTAATTGGGAATGATAGAGTAATTGTGGTCTGTGATGCATCAATCTGTTTTTCTAGTTCATGTGCCATTTTAGTTCTCCTCGTCGTTGTCACTTATAGATTTTTCTGGATTATCTGTAACTCCAATTCTTTCTCTCATCTTGCTCAATGGCTCAGGCCTAAACATATCATCAGCTTCAGCTGGTCCATTTTTTCTAAATGTTACTGCGTCACCTTCAATTGCAATAATTTCTACTGGGATGCATACTTCACCATATTCGCCAACGGTTACGTCAGCATGAATTTCTGATTTAGGCAATGTAAATTCAAATACAGGAACGGTGGTCTGCTTATTCTTGTTAATGTCCATATTTGTAGAGGGCATAACTACTCCTTATTAACTACTTTTTCTAATAATGTAATAATCTTCTTGATTTGCTTAAATTGTTTAATGTCATCTGGCATAGGTAAAGACCGCATGAACCCAAGAATTTCTGGTAACGAAGTACTCTTTGTGTCATTTTTTAAGCTTTTTGCCGCACCAGAAGGTGTACTCTGACAGATAACTCCTCGTTGAGCAAGAACTCGGGTTATCTCGTCTTCACCAGGGTCATTTAGAATCTCTGCTGGTTGTACTACAGACGAAATATTTTTATTCGCCTCACAGCGAAGGCACTTCTTTATATCATTAACACTGATAAGAGCCTTTCCACATGTCCCGCAGCAACCTAAAGAACTATGAATGTCCATGTGCTTCCTCCAGTACTGAGATTCCTTTTCTCATTAATGTTTGTCTAAGAGAAGGTGAAGAGTATATAAATTTTGGTGCTTTATACTCAAAGGATAGCCCAAACTCTTTTTCAGCTAATCTACGATCAATATATCCCTGGTTAATTAAAATTTTAACAGCCCGTCTAAATCCACTTTTTACATAGCTGCCGTCTTTATTCCTAGTTGGATACTCAGGAATATAGTTCTTATCTATTCCACATATCTGCTTATACTCACCACACTCAACTGTATACACTCCAGCAGCTTTTGTGTCATCATCTGAACAGAATATTCGAATGTTCTTATTTAAATGTCGTAGTTTTCGTTCAAACTCACCACTTAGCATTTAATCTCCTTATGATCTTATCCCTGCTCCTATTATCTAGGAGCAGAGTAAGACCATTAAACTAATTATTCAGCTGCAGAGCCGCTGTAAATTTCAACAGCGCGAGCTGCTTGAAGCACTTTTGCGGCCATCATAAACTTCCAACCAATCGTTGTGTACATAGCGAGAGGATTCTCGGTACTACCATCATTATACCGAAAAGTTTTAATCCCATTACCTGACAATTCAGAAACACCAAAAGCTTGACGACCAAACAAGAAAGATCGAAAAGTTTCGTCAGTCGCACCAGTACCCGTCGGAAGATTCTGCGTAACAACCACGCGAGCTCCATAAAGCTGCCCAATCTCACCTTTCATCAAAGGATCAGGCGTAGTATACTTGTGAATATCAAGCCAAGAGCCAACAGTCGCGTCAGACGTGACATCAAACTGTGAGGCTGGATGAATGACTAGTTTATACATATTCCCCTCAAAGCCAGGGACGTTCGCTTTTCGCAGTTTATAAACAGCTTGACGAATTTCAGAGGCATTAAGAACTGATCCGTCAACAATCGCTCCTTCAGTACCGGCTCCTCCAGCAAACTGGTTTAAAAAGTTGCCATGGAGTGCACTGAAGATAACATCATCATATGTAATAGCTGCTTGATCAGCCTGCTCATCTGTGATCTCTTCAACAATAGGATTAATAGACTTAAGGTTTAGTTCAGCAGACACCTTAACCCATGATCCGTATGTCAAAGGCTCGCAAGAAACTTCAACAGTTCCAGCAACATCGGCAGCTGGCGTAGTGTTTTCACCAAGTGGCGTCGAAGCGCTCACTAATTTATTGAGACGGTGCCATTTAAGGAGAGTCCCAGATTTCATCGGAAGTGGACGTTTTTCTCCACACTCTTTAAGAACTAGCTGAGGCGTAAGTCTCATTAACCATCTTTTATCATAGTATATACCTGGATCTGAGTAGGTATTTCCAGGGGTTGCATTTGTTCCAATTGTATTAGCCATTTTATTTCACCTTTAGTAGAAGTATCAGGTGATTACTCTGCCTCTCCAATTTGAGACACAAAATACTTTCGTAAAGCGTTAATATCTTTTATCTCAGAAGGCGAGGTGGGTACACCTGATTTCCCGCCAGTGACTACACTAGTCGATGCTTCTTTTGCCAGTTGAGTCTCGGCTTCTTTTTTGCCTAAACTCTTGGCTTCTTGAATAGCAGATTCCATGCTTAAAGTACGAGCTAGTTTATACAGTGCATCTATAATTTCACCAGGTTCACGATTAAAGTCAAGTGGGGTATTCTCATCATCTGCCAGTTGCTTCATGAGTGGTTCAAGTTTTTTAAAGTCGGGATAGTTTTCACCATCTACAACTCTGGCTAATCTCTCTGAACGAAACTCTGAAAGTGACAGCTTATTTGACATATCCGCCATTTTTTGATCATACGTAGCTTTTATTCCTTCCGTATGCTTCATTAATAGTGGCTCTAGTGCTTTATCTGGCTGTGTCTGCAAGTCCTTTAAAAATTGCTGAAGGTCTATGGGCGTTTCAGTGGCTTTAGCGAGTGTGCTGGCAAGGCTGTCTAGTTTCTTTTGAAGCTCAGACTCATGCTGTGTTCGACGAGTAAACTCCCGTCGTAACTCTCCATAGCTTTTTTGTAACGTGTCATAGCTTGTTTTAGCATCAAATGCAGGCGTACTGGATACAGGCATATCGGCGGGGGCCTTAACCTGTTGTGGTACGTTCTGCTCATTGGCTGGAGATCCAGATGTAGACTCTCCATTATTCGCGGTCGTAACTACTTGTCCTTCAGTTTCGGAAGGGGAAGTCTCGGTTATCGCTTGTTCATCACTCATTTTATTCTCCTTGTCCGTCTAAGACGGGGGTAGTATTTTGATCCAAATTGTTCTCTTCACGAATGATTCGAGCTGCACAATCACCTGTTACCATGAGTGTTTTTAGTAAGTTAGTGATCTCTGTCCAAACGTGAACTTTCTGTCGTAAACTCTTAACAACATCATCGGGAGTACTCATATCAACAATTAAACTAGTTGCTTTTTTAACTTTGTCCTCAAATTTATTACGAATAATAGTAAATCCAGGAGTCTCACACATCTGTCGTACTAGAGATGCTTCTTGAGTCTTCCGGATAAGGTGTTCTTGCCTATTATCTTCGTTCATCTAATTCTCCTATTTTATTGGAACTGACTGCTGGCCCTGTGTACCTTGGTTTCCCGCTTGTCCTACAAGAGCAGAACTTATAGCGGGATCAACGACATTTTCAACACCTGGAACTAGTTGAGCTCCTGCTAGTGTAATCTCGTTCTTATTAAATCCCATAAGTGTCCACACTTTCTGCGATAAAGAAGTTATAGATTCAGGAGACAGTACCTTTCCAAATACTCCCATAAAACTAATTATCTGGTTAATCTTGCCTTCAGAACCAACCATCTCACTAATTCCTACCATTTTAAACTTTACGTCTGCCCTAATATCTTCTGGTGTGTATTCTAGTCGTGCTATTTCACTGTATAGCGAAGGATCTTGCAGTACACTATCATCATCAATAAATTGAAGATTAAGCTGATGAAACATCTGAAGAAGTTCTTTAAGAGCCATCTCTTCAACTAGCTTTGTTGCTGTACCAAATTTTTCTAGAGCCTGCCCAATAATCAACTGAGCTCCACGAGCTGTGCGCCCAAGTTGTCCAGAGGTAGTATTCCCTTGTGCTGATGGAGGCACTGTTGCACGCTCAATATCCATCTGAACTTGATTTGCTTCGTTGTACGCACTAGACGTAACATCTGGTGTCTCTAGTGGTTTTACAGCATCCATTGTATCAGTAAGAACAATATTTCCTGGTGCAGATATAAGAGTTTCTAAATCGACGTCAGCTATTGTACTGGCCTGCCACATTCTATTCAGCACTAAATTAATATTATCAATTCTTTGACGCCGAAGAGTGTTTAATTCATGCACCTGGCTAATAACGGGTTCAACCAAGCCAATGCCATACCATTCTTTTGGAACTGGAAAGAGTACAGAACGAATAATCGGTCTTTTTTGATGATGAAATGGATTTGCTTGTGCCTTTACAATCGTGTGCCTATTAGCAATTACTACATAAGCTTCTTCCCTAATTCCATCTCCATCAATGTCATATTTTCCCCAGAACTCCAAAAGCTCTACCTGGTTTTTTCTTGTTGGTGCCTGAAGTCCTCGACTGGAGTATCTCTCAACTCTTGAGTTCTCTGTTGAGTCGTCAGAAGAACGAACTTCCTGCCGTTCCGTGTTTGCATATACAGGAAAAGCCCCTTGACCAAGTTCTCTTAGATCGTCTTTGTTGATCCAAGATCTAATATATACTCCCTTGCTAGTTTCTTCATCCTGACCGTCTGGATCAGGGTAAACGTCAAGAATATCTAGAACTTCCATCTCAGGGCGTCGTTCAGTAACTTTATAGGTCTTTGTTTCTTGCCACTCTATCTTTTCTCCTATTCTGATACCAAATACAGTTTGTGGTGTGCGAACAGGTACTCTTTCCCATACCCACTCTCTTTTAACCTTCCAATACACCTTTAAATAAGATGTACCATATAGCATCATTTGTTTAGCAAAATCTAAAAATTTAACAAAAAAGCTAGCCTTAGATAGCTGAATAGAAAGAAGTTTTTTAATAGCCTCTGCTTTATACTCCATCTCTCCATTATTTTTCTCAATAGCAGCTACATCAAAAAACTCTTCTCCTTGTGCAAATAAAACATTGGCCATTTTAGGAACAGCTGACTCCACGATTTGAAAAATAATAGGAATAGTTAAGCTAGATCGTGTGGACGTTTTGTACTGTTCTTGCGTTGTAAAATACAGTCGGTATATTCTTTGCCATATGCGTTCTCTAGTCTTTCGACTAGTATCCCACTCATTAAACTGACTAACAAGAGTATCTGTCATCTCACGTTCTTTTCTTTCTTGCTCTTCAGGTGAGCTAGCAAAAATTTGAATGGGACTAACCATCTCAGCTTTTTCAGTCGGCTGTGATTTGGTAATTTCCTCATTCATTTTAATTGGATCTAGTTCTTGATTCTCCATTCTAGTACCCCGTAAACGGATCTGCTTCTATCTCCATCATACGACGTCGTTTAGAAGCATAAATTTTTGATTTGTCAAACTTTGGTCTATTTAAGTATAATCCCTGTAGTGGCCTACTAAAGGCATAACGCAAAGCATCCATTGCGTGGTTATCCTTTGCCACTGGCTTTTCGCTTGCATCCCGATTTCCATCTGTAACAGCGTAGTGATATTGGGCTATCTCATTTACAGTGTTAGAGCATTTATCCTTAAAAAACTTGAGCCTGCCCTCTTGTAGTAACCCTCTAACTCTTTCGATACCAACTGATATTTGTTTATCTGCTTCTTTAACGTTTCTATTCCCGTGATACTGATTCAACTCTGCAATAAGTTGGGAAGACTGTGTATCTGCTAAAACATACGCAAGTCCTTCGTTCGTGATAAAATTAGAAATATTCTTTAGTAATGTCTCACTACGGTAGAATTCTTTGTAAACATAAAAAATATTTGCAGTTGGGTCTTGAGAAATGCATACAATTGCATTAGGGTTACTGTGTCCAAAATCAAGACCACCAAAACGTAACCACTCAGAAGGAATATCGAATGGTTCAATAATATGCTCGCTCTCATCAAACTCTGGATACACGAGCCCTTCTAGTCTTGTAAACTTTCCTAGATACCTTCTCTCAAAAATAGCTCTTGGTAATGTACGTTTAGCCCGTTCGATTTCGTCTGGTGGAAATACAGGATTATCCGACGAGCACCACGTAATTATATCGTAGTCCTTATCGCCTGCCATCTTATATACGTCTTTATAAAACCAGTTTACAGCATATGGCGTGGTGGTTAAAATGCATCTTCCTTGCTGTACCGAAAGTCTCCCTTGCACATTAATCCATGCCTGGACCTTCATCTTTCCAACTTCGTCCATCCAAGCAGCCAAGCAGTCCATACCTTCAACTGAATCTGGCTCGTCCATACTACGCACAAAGATCCGACAGGGCTCGGTACTCCCTGGTCTATTCCACTTTAACTCAAAATAAGACTTCTGCTCCTTCCATACTCCCCAATCCTGGGGAAAGAACTCTTTAAACTTGGGTAGGGTGGACTGATCTAAGATCTTACTCGTAGG